CCCGATAGCTTCTACAACAGCAGCAGCTTCTCTTTGGAAGATAAGTCCGCATGTGTTTGCAAAGTTAGATGTGTTACCATAGTTGTTGTTGATACCTGTAACTGAAGCTCTAGCATCTTCTGCACCAACTGATACGAAGTCACCAGTGTTACCGGGATCAATAGTTGCAAGGTCAGTACCAGCTTGTGCACCTGATGAAGGAGCATACTTTGTACCATACTTGCTGAAGAATGGAATGTTCATTGACTTGAAGATCTGGATGCCTGCAATTTCAATGATGCCTTG